ACACCTTATCTGACAGATTCCGATTGTGTTGGTCGGGGGGTGTGGTAGGATAGTAGATAGTAGACCTACCACACATAACGAAATATTGAAAATGTGTTACGGAGTTCAAGCACAAGCTTGCGCATAGCTGCCCGCATATCGTCCAGGTTGCACAATATAAAGGAGTGCGCGCGCGCGTAACAAAGACCGTGCCAATGTTCACATACTTTTTCATAAGAATAAAAAGATCTCGACACTAGGAATTAAGCATAAAAAAAGCCCGAGCGCACTATCGCGCCCGAGCTAATATTTATCTGTTTTTGCGTCTACTATTGCAAGCCCTTTTGCGAGCCTTTTTACGGGCCTTTCGCATTAGAGTATCGTGCGAGAACGAGGACTTCCAAAATAGTCTTTTTTTCATATCTTTCTTTCTAGGTTAGAATTTCTTTCTCTAGCTCGCCGATTTAGCTCTCCTTCTATTTTACGAGCCTCGATCAATTTAGCTATATCAGCATCGCTAACTTTGGCTATAGTCCTCCAACCATTCTCATTGAGCCATAGCTTACTTTTATTATGTAGTTCCCATAGCTCATTTATAGCTAGTTTTTCTAGTGTGCAACTCATACTTGCGCCCTTATTGTCACACTAGCGCGAGCTTCGACATTTAGTCCCATTGGAGAACTTTCAAGCGAGCTATCTTCAGCCTGTTCCCAATCATACTTAGAGAATGGCTTAATAGTAACGCTTTGAAGTATAGGATTACATTTGTCGCTTAGCAAACTCTCATTTATAGACATCCAGAGTTCAGCGGCATTATGTTCAATACTTGGCATCAGAATCCCCTAGTTTTATAAAAGGAATGTCGGACCTAGTAGGATCCTAGTTAGGGCCACCTAGTTTCAATTACTTGTTATCCAGCAGCGATTGCTGAGTGTTGCGTCACATCTATTTCATTTTCATCCGAGTGATCCTCGGGGTTTTCGTCCAGTTCTTTCGAGAGTTCATACGCTTTTTTGAGTTCTTCCGTAGTCATTACTTTTACGGTTTCCTCAGCGGTCATCTGTACTTTCTCGATCATTACTTTGCGTTTCATGCTACCAAGCACAACCTGGTCGGTAGTTTTCCACACACCGGTATCGTGTATGTTTTTCACTACTGCACGGTCCTCCATCGAGGTTTGGTAATCCTCATCCTGGCCAGACAATTTGCGATACTTGTCCGCAGCCATACGCAAGCAGTAATCATAAAACCCGTGCTTTAGAGTACTAGCCTCTAAATCATTAGTAAATTCGATTACTAGTTCATGCTTATGCCCACCGTGCTTGACATTTTTACTCAGGTTTTCGATCAACAAAGATTCGAATTTTTTAGCCATTGCTCGTTTCCCCTAGAATTTACTACTGTGGGAAACTAGATGGCCCCAACTAGAATCCCACTAGATCACTAGTTCCAAAAAGTATTTGCCTAGTGTCAATCCTAGTTTTGGCATACTTGTACCGTATGAAATTTTATGGCGAGTAATTAAAATAGGATTATGGCATACTGTCCCATGCTAGCCCATTACTTTGTCGCTAGTTTCATTGTACTGGTATCCGTACAGCCCCCCACGCGCATTCCTCCATTGTGTGGTATTTACCTAGGCGTATGCCCTAGATGGGTACTTTTGTGGTACGGAACAATGGACAATCTAATTTACGGACCTGTCGATATATACTCCCATGATTAAAATGTAAAAAAATGTTTTTTCGTTCGCTAAAAACAATGCAAATCCCGTGCCAATCGAAAAGTAATGGTAAAAGTTTTTTGTAAGTGGTTTATTTACATGTATTTACAATCTATTAAATCCTTAGTATATGTCCGAAAATTAAACTAGCCGACATAACTAGTTGATTTTAAATGAGTTATGTAAATATTTCTGACATCTTGACATAAAAATGTGAAAAAATGTCATATTTCTACTGACTAAATGGCATATTTTTAAATGTCATATTGACATCTCTAACAACATAAGCTGTTTATTTACAACTAGTTGCGGCAGAAAATATAAAAAGTATTACGATCCTCTATCCGCGCGCGAGCTGTCCTGAGTTTCCGCTGCATCCCCGCTCGCACCCACGTCTTTTATATTTCAGCTCCTAAAAATTTCTGAGCTAATTTTCAAAACACCAACTTGTTGGAGTATTTTGCAACTCTGTAACATAATGTTATGGAGTTTAGAGTATTGTGGTGGGATTGAATATGTAATTTTATGGGTTGCATAGTTCCAATTCCTATTGTACATTTAGATATGGGTAGGTTTAAAAAATGGAAGGCTTTAGATGTTAAAAGTTGAAGACTTGTGGAATGAACATAGGGCAGTTTTTTCTCTTATACATAAAGGGCAGTCGGAAGAAGAAATCGCTGACAGCTTGGGTTGGGACTTGGATGTTGTGCAGAGGATAACTAAGAGTCGTATGGGAATGAGGAAAAGAGGTATCGAGGTTCAGATGCCAGGTAAAGAAGATTAGGGCCGGGGGAGTGAGGTGGTGTGTTTGTCCCTTCCAGCCCTGCTCCGCATCGTTGAGCTCCCTCGTACCCTTATAAGAAAGAAGGGATGTTATGCCTAAAGTTGGGGATAAGCATTTTGCATATAGTAAGGCTGGCCAAAAGGCCGCTAAGACGTACGCAAAGAAGACTGGGCGTAAGGTAACTAAAGCTAAGTCAAAGTCCAGAGCTGGAAAGAAATAGCATGGCACGTAAGAGGGAAATAGACTCAGCATTGATGATAGAAGCTCTTCAGCATACTATGACCGTTGAAGAAGCAGCGGACAAGATTGGTTGTTCGGCTCCGAGTCTACGTAATAGGGCGAAAGAAGAAGTAGAGGTTAAGGTTGCTTTGCAGGATCAAAGTAAGCAGCGGGAGTATAACTTAGCCGAAGCTATCATCGCTAACAAGGGTGTTCTTAGCCGTGTGGCTGATACAGTGGGTATGGGGTCTGCACAAGCAGTTCGTTATCACATAAATCGTAGTCCAGCTTTACAGCAGGTCATGGCTGACTCGCGTGAGCGGGTTATTGATAATGCCGAAGATAATATCTTTAGGGCAGTGGAGAGTGGAGACAAGGCGTATAGCTGGAAGATCCTGCAGACCCTTGGCAAGGATCGTGGGTATACTGAGAGGCGTGAAGTTGATCAGCACGTTGTGCATTCAGTTGACCAGACTTCTACAGAAGCTTTAGTAGGTGTCCTTGATCGCCTAGCGACATCTAATCCTGCGGCCATCGAGGCTGACTTTGCCGTTCTTAATGATGAGGAGCGTAAGGTTCTTGGGGAAGCTCTTAGTGACCATAAGAAAGAAGTAGTGGAAGATTGAACGACTTGCTCGCTAATACTCCTGTAGCATTTGCACCTGAAGCCCAAGATCCTGCTGAGGTTGCAAGGGAGCTTATCAGACGCAAACAAGCGGCTGGTAGTTTGATCAAGTACGCTCAGTTTATGGATGAAGGGTATTATCCTTATTCTGTGCATTATAATATAGCTGAAAAGCTGCAAGATGTTGAGCAAGGAAAACTTAGGCGGCTGGCTATATTCGTGCCTCCGGCTATTGGTAAATCAAGGCTTTCTAGTGAAATATTTCCATCTTGGTTCTTTGGCAGAAATCCAGACTTGGAGTTTATACAGGCTAGTTATTCAGCAGACTTGGCTTTTGGGTTTGGCAGGAATGTAAGGAATATTATAAAAGATGATAGATTTCGTCTAGTATTCCCTGATGTGAAGATTGCAGAAGATGCTCAAAGTATGAATGAGTGGAAAACTGCACAAGGTGGAGAGTATAAGGCTGAGGGAGTGCTAGGCGGACTGATAGGTTTCCATGCTCATATAGCTGTCATAGATGACCCTTTTAAGAGTTACGAAAGCGCCCTCAGCCTGAATAATCGTAGGGCTGTTTGGGACTGGTATGCAAGTGTTCTTCTTAATCGCCTGCGTCCGTATAGAGATGGTCCTGGGGCGGTTATACTTATTATGCAGAGATGGCACGATGATGACTTAGGGGGACGGATTGAAAAGCTCAATGAGTCGGGTGAAGAGTATTGGGACATCATAAGGCTTCCCTCCCTCGCTGAATCAGACGATCCTTTGGGCCGAGCGCCAGGTGAAGCGCTCCTGCCGGAAGGTCCAAATATGCGTTCAGTTGAGGAACTCCATGCCATTAGAGCGCGCAATCCGTCCCTTTTTATGGCTTTGCATCAGCAGAAACCTGTTAGTGATGAAGGAGATGTATTTCAACCTGGGTGGATGAAGAAGGTTCCTGCGAATAAGATTCCTGATAACTTGACGTACTATGGAGCTAGTGATTACGCTTTAACTAAAGGTTCAGGTGATTTCACTGTTCATATGGTTTTTGGCATAGATGAACGTGGCATGATTTATCTTGTAGATGTGTATAGGGCTCAAGTGGAAATATTTGACGGGGTGGAGAAGGCTTGTGAGCTTATGCTTCAGTATAGGCCTTTGAAGTGGCTACATGAGCGGGTGATGAT